CATCTGGTTACTCGGATGGAGATGTAAATTCATTTTTAAGTGGTGGCACAGCCGGTAACATAGTTACAACTGGATACCTGGCAGGTCCTGCAACATTCACAATTGATCCTGCTGCGGTTGGTAATAATACAGGTACAGTAGTTATTGCGGGTAACTTACAAGTTGACGGCACAACCACTACTATAAATAGTACCGATTTAACTGTAGATGACATTAATATCACTATAGCTAGTGGTGCAGCCAATGCCGCTGCGGCAGATGGCGCAGGAATAACAATTGACGGCGCTGGCGCTACACTGACTTATCAAGCCAGCGATGACACATGGCAGTTTAATAAAATACCAGAGTACAATGGTGCTCAACTTATGGTGTACGGAGATAGCATCGATGTATTAGGCAATGTTGATATTACCACTGCCGCTCCTACAGATGGGCAAGCACTTATTTGGGATAATGCTAACAGCAAATTTATACCAGGCGACAGTTTTAGTCAAAGTGATTTTGATACAGCATTTGCACTTAAAAGTGTTAACGATTTAAGTGATGTTGATACAACGGGAATTTTAGATGCACAAATATTAAGATGGAATAATGCTGCTAGTCAATTTGAACCTGCTACTCCTGTTGGTGTTTTATCAGATCTTGGTGATGTTAACAACACTGCACCAACCGACGGTCAAGTGCTCAAGTGGGACAACTTAAACAGTTATTGGGCACCAGCAGATGATTCTGTTGCAACTACATTAGGCAGCATTGGTAATGTTAACACAACAGGTGTTGCCAACAATGACTTACTTTATTACAACAATAGTGCAAACGAATGGCAAGTGGAAAATATAAGTACTCTAGGTACACAGAATGCATTCTTTGACATTTATACCGCAGATGGTGTTAGTAACACTTATACACTGAGTCAAGACCCTGGCAGTACTGCCGCAGTACAAGTTTTTGTAGATGGAGTCCCTCAGTTAACCAACAACTACACAGTAGTAGGAACAACACTTACACTAGGCGGTACACCTACACTAGGTCAAACTGTTGAAGTCAAAGGGTATGGACTTGCATTGAGTATCGGTACAGTTGCAGATGCAAGTATCACAGGTGCTAAACTACAAGACGGTACTATTGGAATAGAAAAAATAGAAGCACTGGTATATCAAAAACAAACATTTACCGGTGATGGATCTACTACAGCATTTACATTAGACTATGATCCTCAGTACAGTCATACACTACTAGTGATGATTGACAATGTAGTACAAGAACCAGTTGCAAACTATAACACTAGCAGTACAACACTTACATTTACAAGTCCTCCTTTGTTAAATAGTAGAATATATGTTAGATATTTAGGTCTTCCGCAAGGAACAAGTACTGCTCCGCCAGATGATAGCATTACAAATGCCAAACTCAATTTAACATATACCAGTGATCAATTTACAGGTGATGGTTTGACTGTTGATTATACTATTCCTGACGGACACATCGAAAGCAGTGTGCTAGTAATACTAGATGGTTTAATATTACCGCCAGCTGATTACAGTATTAGTGGAACAATATTAACATTTGCTAGTGCTCCGTTGTTAGATCAAAGTATAGACATAAGGTACATGCCAGTATGAGTAGAGTAAGAAACTTAGTAGATTTTCAAAGTAGAGTAGCTGACTTTGACGGTGACAACACAGATAGTATCACTGTTAGTGAATTAATAGTAGATACTTTTACAACTGCTTCTTCAATTGGAATACCTACACTCACATCTCAATCTAGTATTAATTTAACAGCTGGAACAGGTGTTAACGATAGAGTAGCAGTAACACAAAGCAGTTTTCAGCTAGGCAGTTTTACAACTGCACAGATTGCACTTAAAACAGGTGCAAATGGTGATTTAGTTTATAATAGGACTACACATCAAATACAAGCCTATAAAAATGGAGCCTGGGGAACAGTTGGCGGAGGCCAAGGAACTTTCCCTACAGGAGATTATGGAGACTTAACTCCAGATTATACAAAGCTAGGGTTGGAAGCAGGAGTGACCACAGTGTATGATATGAGAGCAGATACAGAATTTAAAACAGAGGACTTAGGTCCAGGATTAGTATAGGAAAGAACAATGCCAACAGCAGTACAATTTAGAAGAGGAACAACAGTAGAACACAGTACGTTTACTGGCGCAGCAGGCGAGTTAACAGTTGATACAGATAAAAATACTGTTGTTGTTCACGACGGGACCACAGCAGGTGGTAATCCACTTGTAACAAGTGGTCAAGCAGTAGAGTTTGGAAACTTAACAGTAACAGGAAATTTAACAGTAACAGGAACCACTGTTACTGTAGATACTGCTACTGCACAAACAGTTAACCTTGGAGACGGTGACAGAATAAGTCTCGGCGACGATGGTGATTTAGAACTATATCACGATACACTAAACAGCTATATAAAAGACTCAGGAACTGGGGATTTAATTATTGAAGCTAGCCGCATGGTTCTCAAAGCAGGATCTTTTGGACATATTGTTTGTAGCGGTGTAGTAGGAGATGTGGTTCTTAATAAAAATGGGAATCAAAGACTACAGACCACAAACGACGGTGTTACTATAACAGGCGAGTTAACAGCAGATAGTACTACTATAAATGGAGCTTCTCATATACACGAAATATTTGAAAGAAGACAACCTGCAACAAGCACCAGTGGCGCAACAGATATATATGTTAATAGTGGAGCAGTAATTAGATTCAGTGTTGATCAAACAGGAAATAGAACGTTTAATTTTGTTGGAGATGCTACAACAGCACTCAATGATATTATGACATCTTTAGAAGTTTTAACTGTTGCTGTGCTATTACCAAATGGAGCAACTCCTTACTATGTAAGCACTGTTCAAATTGATGGTGTAGCAGTTACACCCAAGTGGAGCGGAGGATCAGCTCCAACAGCAGGCAATGCTAATAGTACAGATATATACAGTTTTACAATTTTTAAATTATCAGATGCTACATTTGAAGTGTATGCAAGTCAGCAACAATATGCATAAGGAGTAAATCATGCCTTTACTAGGATCATTTGGCGGTGGCAGTTCTAGAGCTTTTGGAGGAATAGGTGGAAAAGCATCACCTAAGGCTTACGAAGCTGTATTCGATCAAGGATTTACAGCTACAGGAAACAATGCAGGCACAACAGTTGATGTGAGTGCATTTCAGTCTAGCTATGTTTATTTGTTTGGAGCAGGCGGCGGAGGATCTGGCTATTCGGGTCCAACTGCTAGCAATGGTGTAGGCGGAAACGGCGCTTATATGCATGGTGTACTTGATTTGTCAAATCACAACAGTATCACAATCAAAGTTGGATTAGGGGGTCCTGCAGGAGATAATGTAGGAGCTCAAGTTACACAAAACAGCGGCGACACAAATGCAGGCAGCGGTAGTTCAGGTATTGGTTCTTCTACATATGATGGCGGTGCTGGCGGCGGAATGAGTTACATATATTCTAATACTAATACAGAATATCTAGCAATTGCTGGAGGTGGTGGTGGCTGTGGAGGTACTGACCAGTTTGCAAACAGTAACAGTCACAGCGGTGGAGACGGAGGAGCACCAAACGGTGTAGCAGGTAATCAGGCAATTAACCACACAAGTGCTGGTCAAGGGGGAAATCAAAACGCAGGAGGATCTGGCGGAGTTGGATCTGGCGGCGGCAATGGTAATGCGGGCAGTTTGTATACAGGCGGCAATGCTGGTGTGGCTAACAGTAGTAACTCAGGAGGATCTGGCGGCGGTGGCGGCGGCTATTATGGCGGCGGCGGCAGCGGATCTGGCGTAGGCGGTGCTGATCAGTATGGTTCGGGCGGAGGAGGAGGTTCTTCTCTTGTTCCTTCTGGATGGACAGTTGGAGCAACAAGTAATGCACTATCATTGACTAATTTTAATTCAGCTAACATAGGTGTTGGTGGGACCAGTGTAAGTAGTGGAGCAGCTGAACATGGAAAAGATGGCGCAGCGTTTTTCCAAGCCAGTGCATAAACAAGTGTATTGACAAATTTCAAAAATATTATATAATACTGTAATAAAGATTGGAGTCGCTGTGTTCTTTAAGAAAAAACCATTGATTGAAGTTAGTGCTTTGGATACAAATATCAAATACTTTACCAAGCCAGATCAATCCAAGAACTTTTTTCCAGACTGGTTAAAAAAAGTTAAACTAAACTTGCCAGACGAACAGCAAGGAGAAACCATGTACAAATCACAAACTGTGCGTGGATGTATGCCTTTTTTAGATGCAATAACTATGGGGTGGATACTTCCTATGCCTTGGGACGTTTACTTCAAAGTATCTGATTATGGAAAAGAAGTTAACTACGAATATCGTAATAAAATTAAACTCCAAGAAGGAGTAATCAATCCTCCAATTGAAAACCATAATCAGTTTCAAGCTGGTATGAATAATTTGTATGCAGATGCTCCGATTTTAAAGTTTATTAATCCTTGGAAAATTACTACAAGACCCGGATACAGTACGATGTTTATCAATCCTGTAAACAGAGGCAAGTCTTATATTGAAGTTTTTTCAGGAGTAGTTGATACAGACAAATATAATTCTCATGTCAATCTACCATTTCGTGTATTGAATCCAGATAACAAAGAAGAATACGACTTTACTATCAAAGCTGGATATCCACTTGCTCAATTCTTTCCTGTTAACAGAAAAGAATCATGGGGTAAGCTGCCTGTGCGTATTCAAACAGAGCAAGATGAAGAAGATACTTTGCCTGTACAAAGTAACTGGCACTGGTATAAAGAAAAAATACATCAAAAGAAAGATTGAAACAGTAATAAATACATATAACTAAACACAAGGTTATATGTATGGCAATTGGACAAATCAATCAACGAGCACTAGGTACCGACAGCGTAGACGGTGATGCAATTATCAATGGTGAAGTTACTGCAAATCACTTGCACACTGTTTTAGATCTCAGCGTTAATCACACAGTTACATTAGCTGAAGCTACAATTACAGAGCACCAAGGTGCTCTGGTATTAACAACCTCACAAGTAAGCGATATAGATATTGACAAAGTCCTTGAAAGAGGTAGCACCAGTACTAGATCATTGACTGTGGGTGATCTCACTGTGACTGGAAATACAAATCTAGCATCTGCTGCAACATCCATTGCATACAGTATTGCATTGGGATAACAAGGAAACTTAAATGGGTAAAAAACTTTTTGTAGGCAACTATACATTTGATTCAGCTACAAATTCTATTACAGTGCATGATAATATCTTGCCTGAGCGTTTGCTTATTATCACTGATGTAACACTAAACAAATTTTTATATAATTTTGCTGATCCTACTTTGGGATATGTAGATAGATCATACAGTTCATTTACTAATACTACTACATTCACGCTAGCAGCAGATTGTGTTGCACTGGGTTGTGAAGATACAGATAGTTTACAAATATTCATTGAAAAAGATCATGCAGAAGTAGAATTTAGTGAAACATTCATTGACCCTGTTAGTAAAATACGTGTTAGTAATCCTGAAAACTTGATTGACACTGACTTTGAATATGGTACACAAAGTTCCAAGTGGGAAACACTACAAACGGTTAACAACGTGCCTACTATTTACAGTACAAGTGGTGATATTCCAATTCAAGGTGTTACTAGTGTTACTAGTACACAAGGTAGTAAGCAGATCAAAGTTACTACTAATACTGGTCATGGATTAGTATTAGGAGACCCTATCAATGTTCAAGGTTTAACTGAATATCTAGCTGAAGGATATTTTTTAGTAAGTGGTGTTAGTGACAGTAGAAATTTTTTCTATGAAATGGACCAAGAATTAAACAGAACTGAAGAACTTAGTGGTAGTTATACAACTATCATTCCTAGTAAATTCTTTGAAGGTAGCAATGTAATCTTAAATGAATCAAGTGGTGAACCTATTGTCTCTGATGGATCTTCTCCTAGTACATTGACTGTTACTTCAGAATTTACACACGGTTTTGAAGAAAACACAAAAATGTATTTGAGAAATACTGTGGGTCCAAAAGATTTAATTATTGCTGATCAAACTGCAACCGCAGCAGATGGTCGTCCTGTTGTTGATACAGAATCTAGACTAGAAACTAATTTTAGTATAGACAGTACTGTAACCACAGGCAGAGGAGGAGCAGCAGAATTTCCTGTTGCAAGTTTTGATTGGGAAAGCACCTATGTGCAATATTTTGATGGCAGTGAAGTTGACACAGTTACAGATCAAATAACATGGACTACTCATGGCATGCAAGACAACTTTTGTTTGTTGTGCAGCTATCCTATACAAGACGAGACCATTGGTGGACTAGAAGACGGTGTAGTTTATTATGTTAAAGTAGTTGATGACGACACTATTCAACTGTGTACAGATTACGGAACACTGGCTAATGTAGTAAACATAACAGCCAACCCAGGCAGTAACAGAGGTTACTTTGCACTGAATTTGGTTTACAAAGTGGAAACTAAAGACGGAACACAAAGACATACTGCATACTATGATAGAAACTTGATTCAAGTCAATACACAGTATAATCGAGCACGAAGTGGTACAAGTTCATACAGTTACGCTATGCTTATATGCACCACTACACAAGTTGCTGTACCAGAAAGTTGCATAATTTATAGAATTTATTACAGCGGTGACTTGAATAGTAGTTCTGAATATATAGATATGACCTATTACAGTCAGTCATACAACGGACTTAGTGGTAGCAATTTAACTTTTAGAATTGGACGTCAAGGCAGAAGATCAGGAAACTATTATCCAAATACAGATATAACTAGGTGCTTGTATCAAAGTGGTAGCAATTGGTATGCCAATGCAAATTATAATCCGACAGGCAGCGTTGGAGGGACTTGGTATGTTTATCATTACTTTACAGTAACAGGAGCCAATCAAAATCCTGATGTAGATCACAGTGGCAGTGATTTAATAGATAATGAATGGGGACTTGGTACTATTCAGCCAAGCAGAATTGTAGCTTTTCAAAATAGAAGACCAGGACAAACATTTACTTCCAGTGATGCATTCAGTAACTTGTCTAACCAAAGAGAAAAAGCTAGATATGCCAATATGAATTTGGTGTATAACTATGCAAGTACAGCAGGCACCAATGACGGGAGATTTACTTTAAACTATAACGATAGTGGAAAAACTAATCTAGGATCAACCAGTGAAATTTTCTATGTTTTTGCTAATATAAACTCTGCTTATAGAAATACCATATACAAACAAGCCCATGGTTTGAGTGATGGTGATACAGTTGAACTTTCTGTAACCAATTATGATGAACCTACCAATGAAAGTTTTAGATTTGCTAGCGGTACTGGTGATATTGAAGCACATCAAGAAACTGTGAGTGGTACTGTTAGTAAAGTAAGTGATGATGAATTTAGAGTACAAGCAACAGCATCTCCTTTCACTGATGATATAGTTGTGTTTCCTAGTGCCTTTACTGTTACAAAAAGTGAACCAAATCCTACATTCAACACAGTGTTTATACCAAACCACAAAGTTGTTAGTTCAGCTACAGCAACATACAGCAACGATTCAGGCACAGTTATTGGCGGTTTAACTGATGCTACAGATTATCTGTTAACAAGATATAACGACAGTAGATTGTTTGTTGCTAGTACAACTGTTACAGCCGCCGCTAGTGCATTAACTGGTATTATTGGTAATAACAGTAGTGTTGCTACTAACTTTGATATAGATATTGAAACACCATTAGGACTGGTTGATCCTTCAACCGCGACTATTACCAAAGTTGAATTCAGAGGTGATTTTAACCAACGTGATGAATTTGTAACTCTCACTTTCGAAGATGGTTACATATTTGACGTAGGTGTCAATGGTGCTAGAAGTAGCCAATGGCAAGAAGAAACAAACTGGAGTCCAAAAGATATCAGTTCAGTACTCAAAGACATTGGTGGTGGAATTATTGGATTTACTGTCGAAGCTGACCCAACATCAACTGTGGTAGACGGAAATGGTTTCCCGCAAGGTGGTATGACATACGAATGGGAAATAAGATTTACTGTTACAGGACAAGCAGGTAGTATTGTTTTAAGTTCTGCCGGCACAGGACAAAGCACGTTTGCTGCACAAAGTATTACAGGTGCATATGACGGAATTTATACTGTAGATACTACACCAAGTAGTAATCAGATGACCTTGACAACAGACTTCAAAATTCCTGATAGAGTTTATGGTTTTACTGATGCAGAAGTTGATGATGTAGCAGAGACCATACAATTACAAGCAACAGGACATCACAATTTGATTACAGGTGAAAAAGTAACATACGCTGCTATATCTCCTGCAAGTGATTTGTTTGATACAACTGAACATCCAGATGTGTATGTTATTGTGATTGATAATACTACTATTGCATTTGCTACAAGTTATCTAGATGCAATAAACGGAGCAAAAATTCCTTTGACAAATCAAGTTGGGTCGCATCAAATAAGCACTCTTAATGTTGTAAAAAGTATTCAAGGCGGCGGCACTGTGACTATTAATACAAATGGACTTGATACAGTAGTAGGTAATGGTACTTCATTTTTATCAGAATTTAAACGCTTTGATGAATTTTGGGTTATTTGTAATGGATTCATGCAAAAATTTGAAGTTGAAAAAGTTTTAACAGATGAACTTATGGAGCTAACAACTGAAGTTCCAACTACAGTTACAGCCGGTGATTATTACTTTATTACACAGGCAATACCTAGACCCGATGGATTTAGTTTGCATAAACCGTTTGATGGCGGTATTGATATTACAGCAGGAACTAGTCCTAATTGTAAAGTAACAAGACAAACTCGTAAATATTTCCGTTATCAGTCAGGTAAAGGTATTCAAAACAGTTTTGCTATTAACTTTAGTCCAACTAGAATTGTTGACAGTATTACCAACAGTGGTACAACAATGACAGTGACCACACAAGAAATTCATAATCTCAGCGCAGGTGAGCAAATTGAAATTTACGAAGCTGAAGTTGAAACGGGAGAAAACCCTTACAACGGTATCTACGAAGTTGCTACAATTGAAAGTCCCTACAGTTTTACTTACGAAGTTTTAGACAGTCCTGTACAAAAGAAAGCAAGTGGTATTCCTAGTTATGCTAGAAAAGGCTGGAGAGACAGCTTTGTACGTGCTGGCATGTTTGATGATCAAAATGGATTCTTTTACGAATATGATGGAACAGATTTGTATGCTGTAAGACGTAGTAGTACATTGCAACTCAGTGGGTATGTTAATACTACACAACACAGTCAAGTTGTAACAGGTGTTAGTACTAGTTTTAGTACTCAGTTAAATTTTGGCAACAATGTAGTAATTCGAGGACAAACATACAAAGTAGTAGAAGTAGGATCAGATAACAGAATCGTTATTCAACCTGCATACAGAGGCGTAAGTGCTACTAATGTTAAAATAACTAAAACTATAGATACAAAAGTAGCACAGAGAGATTGGAGTATTGATCCTTGCGACGGATCAGGAACACATGGATTTGTATTAGATATTAATAAAATTCAAATGGCATATGCTGATTACTCTTGGTATGGTGCTGGTAAAATTAGATTTGGATTCAAAGATCAAAATGGTCATGTTAAATATGTACACGAATTTGTTCACAACAACAGACTTTTAGAAAGTTATTTCCGTTCAGGTAACTTGCCTGGTAGATATGAAATTGAAAACGGCGTTAATCCAAACACTGCTCCTACACTGTTCCACTTTGGTACATCGGTGATCATGGACGGTACGTTTGATGACGATAAAGCATATTTGTTCTCAAGTAGCAGTAATCCATTTGCATTTACTAACGGTGCAAGTACTACTGTTACCAGCACAGGTAATACAACTTTTGAACAGATTACTTTGAACAACAGTCGTGTATTTGTATATGCAATTCCGGTAAGTGAACAAGATGCTTCAAGTACTACAGTTGGTTCATTGATTCGTGATCCTAGCAATACTAATATTCCAGAAGGCACATATGTAGCACAGGTTATTGTTAACGGAGCTAGCAGTAAAATTTATGCAAGTTATCCAGGAACCGCAGGTGACCCAGATGATGCAACTATTAACAGCGGTACGGTGTTTACATTGGGTGAAACAACACTAATTGACTTGACTAGACCTATTCCTCTTGTAAGTTTGAGACTAGCACCTAGTGTCGATAGTGGTGTTACTGGCGCAGTAGGTGAACGTGATATTATTAATAGAATGCAATTGACATTGAGACGTGCTGGTATTACAACTAACCAAGACTTGGAAGCGTTTGTAATTCTAAACGGTTTGCCAAGTAACTTAGATTTTGAAAAAGTACAAAGTCCAAGTTTGAGTGAGATTATTAGACATGATGCTGGTGATTTGATTCAACAAGGTACAGTTGTTTACAGTACTAAAGTTTCTGTAGGATCGTTGGACATTGAATTGGGAGAATTGATTGATATGGGTAACAGTATACTAGGCGGCGATAGTATTTTCCCAAGTGGACCTGACTTGATCACAATTGCAATTCAGCCGCAAGATACTTCAACAATTAGTGGCACATCGCCACTGTTCGTTAGTGGTAAAATTACATGGACAGAATCACAAGCCTAACTTGACAACAAAATATACCTCTGCTATATTATTAGTGGAGGTATATTCTTGATTAAATCTCAGATAATTCAACATGGATATTGTCAGCTAACTGATCTATATGATCAATCTCAAATTGAAAAAATAGCTCAATGGTATCACAGCGATATTAAAAAACCAAACAATATGATTACAGCTCCATGGAGCTCGTATGTTATTACCAAGTTAGACGACTTGTTTAAAGATTTTTGGGAATCTCCCTATATCTTTAGTGTAGAAATTTTACAAAACGAAAACATCAAACAAGATATATTGTGTAAACATATCAAATCAACTGATTTAAAACCTGTTTGTATTGGTGCTTACATTCCTTTAGTACAAGATTACAGTATAAAAGTTAACAATCAAAGCTATCCTGTAAAAATGCAAGATTGTTTTCTGATACAAGGAAATACTACTAGACATGTGAGTGATCCTTGTATTAAACTGGTTACTTGTGAAACTTCGATAGCAAAGGAATATTTCGATAAATATGTGTAACGATTTCAAGGAAAACACATGCCTATCAATAAAATTTCAGGTGAAGCAATTGAAGACAATGCTATTACAAGTGACAGTATTGCAGCTAACAGTATACCAATTGAAAAACTCAGTGATGTAAATCTTTCTATTGCACCTGAAGTACTTGAAATACAAGTTGCAGCCCCAGACGCAGGCGCTGATACAACTTGGTTATGGACTTGGGAGCAAAGTACACTTCCATATGCACGTAGAACTATTACTAACAGTCCAGAAGTAAATGTTCCTTTATACAAACAAGGCACGTATACTGTTAACAATTTTGCTGCGACACAGTACGGTTCAATGACACAAACGCATTCAATTCATTTTAAATGGATTGATGGTGCTGGTACACAAAATAATATTAGTTGGGTAACAGATCAAGGTACTTTTACTGACAGTCATCCTGATATAAACGGTGGCGCAGATACCACTGTACAGCGGTTGAGTATCAGTGTACCTAGCACAATTACTTTACCTACACTAACTGCACCCACAGTAACTTATACAGTTACCAATAATGGAGCAGGTGCTTATACATTTAGTGGACCACGTACTGGAGATAATCCTAACATAGGACCTTTGCGCAGAGGTGGCACCTATACGTTTAATATTACAGCAACAGGTCATCCATTTTATTTGACAACAGATAACGGCACTAACTTTAGTGCAGGCACATACTTTGGAGAATATACAGACGGTGTTACTGGATCACGCACTGCTAGTGGCACAATAACATTTACTGTTCCAAACGATGCACCTGATACTCTTTATTATCAATGCGGAAATCACAGTGTAATGCGTGGAGCAATTACTATTAAAGATTTAGCTGTTGAAACAAACATCAATGGTAATTATGTAGTATATGCACAACATGATCAAGAAGGACATAAAACTCCTATTGAGCTACGTCCTATTCCAAGTCTTGTTAATCAAATGTGTCTTGTGTATGATGCTAGTACTAATACATTTGTTCCGCAAGATTTGGCAACATATGTAGAAAATACACCTAGCTTTGAAAATAAAATACGTGAAGTTGCAGGTACTGCAGAACTAGTTGTTGAAGATGGCTCAACGGTTATTGCTAAAGTTAATGTATATGACGATAGCACTTATTTGCCACTAACAAATAACAATGCAGGTGATCAAGCATTTGCTACAGATACTAACATACTTTATATCTGGGACGGAACTACGTGGCAACAAGCGGGCACAACAAACACAGATGACTTAACTGAAGGTAGTACTAATTTATTTTACACAGATGCTAGAGTAGATGCACGTATTTCTAGTTTTAGTCCAAGCTGGACTACACTTGTAAACACTGACACAGGTACTACATTATCTGCATCTGGAAAATATTTTGTAGATACAACACTAGGACAAATTGTTTTGGTTTTACCTACAGTAGGTATCAACGTAGGTGATGAGTTTACAATAGTTGATTTAGCTGGCACTTTTGCAACAAATGATTTATCGTTAGATCCAAATGGACTTAAAATAAACGGAGACACTAACAGTCTAGTTATAAGTGATAACAATGCAGCATTTAGTATGGTATATAGTGGTGCAACATATGGATGGAAGATTCTAGAGGTTTAACATGGCAAATTACAGAGATATTAAAAACAAAAATGTATTTGGAGGAACTGAGGGTATTAATATACCTGTTGGTACAACCTTACAACGAGCTTCAGTGCCTACCGTAGGAACTTTGCGATTTAATAGTAGCGAAGATGCTGCTGAATTTTATTCGCAAGCAGGATGGGCAAGTGTATCACCGCCGCCAAGCATTACCAATGTTAGTGGTGTGATATTTGAAAATGTAGACAGTACACTTACTATATCAGGTAGTGCATTTAAAAGTACCAGTGTAGTGTCTGTTCTAGGAACTGCTACAGGCAATGTTGCAAGAGAGTTAACAACTACATTTGTAAGTTCAACACAACTAACTGCTGATACTAACGCTGCCGCTGTGAATTATTCAGCAGGAACTTATTTAATTAAAGTTACAAATCCAAGCGGCGACGAAGCGACATATGACAACAATGACAGTGTAGACCAAACAGTTCAATGGAGTACATCATCAGGTTCTTTGGGAACATTCAACTATCCTGGTCAGACCACTGGTATTAGTATCACACTATTGGCAACTGACGACAGTGGTGGAACTATGAGTTATTCTGTTGTAAGTGGAAGTTTGCCCTCGGGTTTAAGTCTTGATTCAGCAACTGGAATAATCAGTGGAAATGCTACTAATCCAACAAACACTACTACTTCTCCATTTACGGTAAGAGCAACAAACAGTGTATACAATCAAACAGCAGATAGAGCTTTTAGTATTACAATAGCAGTACCTGTAGAAATTAACACTACAAGTACAACTGCTCAAACATTTAATGTTCCAGCTGGAGTCACATCTATTCAAGCGCATATGTGGGGAGCCGGCGGAGGCGGCGGCGGAACAGGCGGACCGCAAAAAACCGGAGATGGCGGCGATGGAAATTACATAGGAGCGGTTCTTTCTGTAAGTGAAGGTGATGTTATCGAATACAGAGCAGGAAGTTTTGGCGGTTATGGATATAGTGGTACAACTATTGCATCTACAAACAATACTGGCGGTGGCCGCGGTGGCCAAGGGCAAGATGCCACAAGTGGAGGCGGAGGTGGCTCTGGTGGCGGCTTTAGCTATATTAAAATAAACAACAGCTATGTTTTAGTAGCCGGCGGCGGCGGCGGAGGCGGTGGCTTTGACCAAAACAACAGTGGCGGCGGAGACACTGCAATGGCAGGCGGCTCTGGTGGCTGGCAGTCGGGCGGAACTGCTGGTGCAGGAAGAACTACAGGCAGTGGATCAACAGGAGGAACACAAAACACAGGTGGCAGCGGAGGATCTGGTACAAGTTCTTCTAATGCAGGAAGTGCAGGAGGAGCATTGTCAGGTGGATCAGCAGGAAACTGTACACAGGCTAACGGCGCCGGAGGCGGAGGCGGTGGAGGCGGCTGGTACGGAGGTGGAGGCGGTCCAGGAAGTCAAGGTGGTGTAGCTGATTCCGGCGGCGGAGGTGGCAGCGGGGGATCTAGTTATTATAACAGTAATCTTGCAAGTAGCGTAGCTACAGTACCTACTGGTTATGCAAACGATGAAGCTACTATCAGAGGCGCAGCAGGTACAGGCGGTACAGGCGGTACCAACGGAAACGGTACAAACGGTCAAAACGGCAGGGTCTACATGCTGTATTAATAATTTGCTGGCATAACGATAAATATGTGTAGCAGACTAGGACACATATTATGGTGAGTAAAAATTTCGAACTTGCTGGTTTAGCCAATCAGTTAGACGTAGATCAAACAACAGGCGATATTATTGCTATTGCTTTGGATACTGATTCAGTAACTGAAGGCAGTACTAATTTATATTATACAGATGCTAGAGTAGATGCACGTATAGCCGCAAGTGGCGGCGGTGGTCCAGCAGATACAGACGGACTTGCCGAAGGTACTACCAATCTTTACTATACAGACACTAGAGTAAACAGTTTTCTGGCAGGCGGCACTGCGGGCAATATAGTTACAACTGGATATATTGCAGGTCCTGCTACTTTTGTTATTGATCCTGCAGGTGTAGGAGATAACACAGGAACACTGGTTGTTGCTGGTAACTTGCAAGTAGATGGTACTACAACCACTGTAAACAGTACCACACTAGCCGTTAGTGATAAAGAAATTGTAATTGCCAAAGATGCTGTTAGTGCAGCAGGTGCAAATGGTGCAGGAATTAGAGTAGCTGGTGCAAATGCTACTTTACTGTACAATGCTGTAACTGATCGTTGGGTTTTTAACAAAACACTTGATGCTACAGTTTTCAGTATTGCTAATCACAACTTAGACAGTTTAGGTGATGTTAACTTATCAACTTTTCCACTAGACGGACAAGCACTGATATATGATACTGCGGCTGGAGAATGGATAGCAGGAGACAGCTTTAGTCAAACTGATTTTGATGCAGCTATTGCTCTTACAAGTGTAGGCGACTTACAAGACGTTGATATTACCACAGTGACTCCTGGGAATGGAGAAGCACTGGTTTGGAACGGCAGTAATTTTGTTCCAGGCACAACGTTTAGTCAAAATGACTTTAATACTGCATTTGCAGCCAAGACCACAGACGACTTAACTGAAGGTAGTACTAATCTTTACTATACAAATGCTAAGGTAGATCAGCACTTAGCAAGCGGACTTGTTCAAGACATTGTTGTTAGAGATATTGATGCACGAAATGTTGACATTTCAGGCGACTTAAACGTTGCAGGTACAACTACAACAGTTAACCAAACTACACTAACAGTTACAGATAGTAAAATATTTTTAGCAGATGGTAACACTGCTGACTTTATTGATATTGGTACAATTTACAATTACAATGATGGTGCAAACAGAACAGCAGGTATATTCAGAGATGCTAGTGACGGAAAGTTTAACTTTTATACCAACTATACACCAGCAGTAGGAACAACACTAGACAAAACACATGCTAGCTACACAGGCGGCACAGTAGTTGCATACGAATTTGAAGGTCGTGTAGATTGGGACAACATTTACAACAAAGATGATGTAACATTTAACAGTATTGAAGTTGGTGATATCACAATTACTGGCACACAGACTATTAACAATGTTACAACGATTAGTAGCCAAGACCCTCTTATACTATTAAACGATACACCCAGTGCAAATATTGACACAGGTTTTGTAGGTTTGTATGAACAAAGCGGTGTTGATAGAGCCAGCGGTGTTTTTAGAGATGCTACAGATGGACGTTTTAAATTCTTTACCAATAGTACACAGAGTTTTGCAGCAACCAGCACAGTTGATACAACAGCAACTGGCTATACACTAGCACAAGTACAAGCAGACGAGTTTTTGGGAGACATACAGTGGAGTTATGTTAAAAATGCTCCTGCATTTGCAACTGCACTTGGAGATTTAAGTGACGTAGACATCAACACAAATCCACCTACAAACGGACAAGCATTAGTATACGATGCAAACACAGCCGAATGGGTTCCGGGCGCAGGCGGCGGTGGTGGTAATGCACTGTTCGGATATTTAAATTTGTAATAAATATATAAAATAGGAAAACAAATGCCAACTTTTACGGTTTATAAAACAGACACAATCGACACAGCGACTGGTACTGCACTGGTCAGTAACATGCAAAGTGGACAACACTTTATTCACAGTGTTTATGTAACAAATGTGTATGGCAGTGCAATGCCAATTACACTAGAAGTTGAACATTCAAACGGTGATGTAACAAATATTGCTTACAATTACAAAGTGTTTCCTAATGAATCAGTTGACCTAGTTAAGGATAATAAGATTTATCTATTAACTGGCGATGGGCTTAGAGTAAAAGCAGAAAAATCAGATGCATTCACTGTGAATGCAAGTGTGCTAATTGAGGCGAACCAATGACAACTAATGTAAATAGAACAGACAGTACAGGTGGTATATACGAAGGAACACAATTAGGCGATAAAACTTTCTATGGATTTAAATTAGATCCAGCAACAGGAGATTGTACCGTAGAAATTATTAGAGCTGATGACAGTGATCCTATTATGTTACCACAACCAGATAATATCGGTGGCGATGATTACAAACAACATTTTTGGAGCATAGACACGATAGAGTTTGAATTCAATCACTCAACTGGACATTTACAAATGAAGTTTTTGTCATAAATAGTAGTACACATTAAAATAGGATCGAGAGATGGCAACAATTATAGACCTTGGTAAATTAAGATTTCACTTTGCAGGAGACTGGAGTGTAGCCACTGAATACGAGATAAATGATATCGTAAAGTATGGTGGTAACGTGTATGTCTACAGCAATGTAGTAAGAACATCAGGAAACCTCCCAACTGACCCAGCTTATTGGGCCCTGATGGTAGAAGGTTTTAAATTTAGAGAAGAATGGGATACAAATACACAGTATAGAGTAGGCGACGGTGTCGCACACGGTGGTGTTGTATATATTGCAATAGCAGACAGCCAAGGTCAAACTCCACCAAATCCTACTTACTGGAGTCAATTTGCAGATGGTATTCAGTGGGAAGGCGAATTCGATCCAGCTAGACTATATCAAGCAAATGATATTGTCAAATATGGTGCACAGGTTTATATTGCTAAACAAGATACTTCGGGTAATCTTCCTACACAAATAACTTACTGGGAACAATTTGTAAGTGGTATTAGTGCAGAAGGTGTGTATAATGCAGCTACAGCGTATGTACCCGGAGACTTAGTAGCATACGGTGCTAATATCTATCGTTGTACAGCAGAATCAACAGGTAATTTGCCAACAGATCCAACATATTTTGAATTATACAATGTAGGTATTGACTACCAAGGCGAATGGCAAAGTGTAAACAATTATAGAGTTGGGCAAACGGTTCGCTACGGAGGCAACACATATCGTGCTTTGTCAGACAACACAAACTTAGCGCCTGATTTAAATCCAGGAACTTGGGAAATTGTACAAACAGGTGTTAACTCAAGAGGAACTTGGACAACAGCTACTTATTATGCTATAAATGATCTAGTAAATCATGGCGGTAATACATATCAGTGTTTGATCAGTCATACAGCTGGTGTATTTGATACAGATTTAGCCGGACCGCCACCAAAATGGCAAAAGTTTAACAGCGGTGTTCGCTACATGGGTAGTTGGGTCAGCGGCACAACATACCTTAAAGATGATATTGTTAGTGAAAGTGTTAGTACATACATTGCGACACAAGACCATACCGCAGGTAGTGACTTCTTTATTGACAACGGAAACGGTTTATGGGATAGTTTCGTTGTTGGTGCTAGTTACGTGCTTCCAAACACAGCAGGCAATGCTGGTAAGTATCTACAAACTCCAGATGGTGTAAACTACAGTTGGGAGTTCAGTGGTGCTAACGATAAAATTTATTATGTTTCAGAAGATCCAACCAGTAGTGCAGATGATGTAAATCACGGACAAGCAATTGACTATGCGTTTGCTAGTTTGAGATATGCTTGTGATTACATTAATGCTGATGTGAACAACAGAACACCAGCTACTATCTTTATTAAAGATGGTACATATTTAGAGCAACTTCCAATTCATATTCCTGTAAACACAACTATTGTTGGTGACGGACAACGTAACTGTATTATCGAACCAGATACAGTAAATGACAATGGCTTTGGTGTTGGTATCAGTGATGATGGCGTAACACCAAACGCTGAAACTACAATGTTCTTTGTGAACAGTGGTACAATGATTGAAGGTATTCTTTGTAGAGGATTAACAGGTTTCCAACTAGGTACAACAACACCTACAGATCCAGAAGATGCAACAGTCAAAGGTGTATATTTTAGACTAGAACCAAATGCAGTTATTGCTAAATCTCCGTATATCAAAGAATCAAGTGCATTTAGTACTGGTGGTGTTGGTGCTATTGTTGACGGTAGTGTTACAGGTAACCCTGCCAACCCAGGATCAATGGTATTCCACACATTTACACAAGTGCATGATGGCGGCATTGGTTTTTGGATCAAAGACAACGGTTTGAGCGAGATTGTGTCCTGCTTTACTTACTACTGTGACATGGGATACGTAGCAAGCGGCGGCGGCAAAATACGTTCATTGAACGGTAACAACAGTTATGGTACTTACGGATGTATTAGTACAGGTTTTGACACAACAGAGGTTCCTGTAAATGGATATATGTATGGTGATACAATCACATATGATCCAGCTACACTAGCAACCAGTGAAGGATTTACAGTTGGTGATACTATCACAGGCGCTGCAAAAACTGGTAACAGAGTAGCAAGTAGCATCAGTATTTCACAACAAGCATTTATTACCACAGCCGCTCCTCATGGTTTAAGTGAAGGTGACAAGGTAACATTTGATAATGTTAATGAGCCAGCATGGGCAGCATTGCTAGGTGATTTCACTGCTGGAGACAAGCGTACCTGGTACGCAGATGTTACTGGTGCTGACACATTTAAACTGTGTACGAACTATGATTTGACCAACTATTTTGATACAAGGTCAGAAGCAGGTTGGGGATTTGTAACAGAAAACATCACTGACGCTACACGTAGTAATCCAGTTATTTTAACTTTTGGAGCAGGACATGGATATAGTAACGGTCAACTTGTTCAAGCAGTAACTGGTGTTGGAGGTATGGTAGAACTCAACGGCAATGATTATTATGCTGCCAATGTTACAGCCACTACACTAGAACTTTACAACGATGCAGGACTTACGTCCAGCGTAGACGGTACAGGCTATGGTGCGTACACAAGTGGAGGTAGTGCAACAAGAATTCTAAACGGTACTACAATGACAGCATGTGATATTATTGTAGCAGATCAACCAGAAGCAGATATTGCAAATATTCAAACCAACTTGGTAGTAAACCATAGATTAGTTGTAAACAACAACAGATTGGGTGTCGCAGGACAAACACTCAAAGTAAACGTAGGTCCTCCAGAATACCTGGGAACAGGAAACAGATACTATTTCAATAACTGGATTGATTTAGCTATGAATGCTTATGAAGAAAGACAGTATATCTTTGAACAAAACGATGTGAGCAATGCAGGACATCCGATGTATCTAGCAACACAAGCCAATGACAATGGCGGTGCAAATGAATATACAACAGGCGTTAGCTATTATCTAGATGGTGTGGTTCAAGGCAACCTTGCTGCTTATGTTAGTGGATTTGCTGGTGCAACGTCTAGAGAAGTTAGATTAAAAATTCAAGCAGGCGAAGCAGCAGGAACTCCAAACTTGTGGATGAGCTGTTATAATCATACTAACATGGGTAACGGACAACTTTATCTTCAAACAGCAAATGCTACAGCTAAAGAAAGACACATTGGAGGTCATCCAACATTCTATGTATTCCCTTCTTTAAGCACAATCACTGCACAAGATGGACAAAGTGCTGACGTTGCAGGAGATGCTAACAGTGGACAGTTTGGATTCTCATTGGTGTTAGGTGGACTAGCCGAAGAACCAAGAGCAGGTGGTAGTATTCAATTTACCAGTGGACAAACTTATAACCCTGCAGACAATGTAGATTATACAGATGATGTTAACTATGGTGTTGATGATCGCAGCTTTATTATTACCACAGTAAGTGGGTATGTACCAAGTTCAGACCCTCGTGTTGGTGGTATAGCTGTATTGACATTGAGTCAAGAAAAGCAAAACACTGCACCAGCTTTCTACGGACAACACTTTAATATTAGATACAACTACAGTCAAGTGCGCTTAACAGGACATGACTTCCTGAGCATCGGCACAGGCGGTAGAACAACTACCAACTATCCAGGTGAACCAACACAGCCTGCGTCACAAGGTAACGAAGTTACAGAGACACTACCAGGTCGTGTTTATTATGCAAGTACAGACCAAGATGGTAACTTTAGAGTAGGTAACTTCTTTAGAATTGACCAAGCTACAGGTCGTGCTACATTGGATGCTAGTGCGTTTGACCTAAGCGGTCTTACAAGTTTGAGATTGGGTAGTATTGGTGCTCAGCTAGGTGAAAGCATTAACGAATTTAGTGCTGATGGCTTGCTAAGTGGTAACAGCAACACCGCTGTTCCAACAGAACAAGCTGTTAAAACTTATGTTGATACAGAAATTGGCACAGTTAATACAACAATCAATACCAAAGTACCTCTGACAACCAGAGGCGATGTATTGACTGTTGATGCATCAGGTAACAACAAGAGATTACCGATTGGTGCTGAAGGAACATCATTGTTGGCAGATGCTAACGGAGATGTTTATTGGGGAACATCAAGCGGATATTATGCTTTCGAACTTGTAACAGCAGATGTTAATCCAGCTGTAAAGTCAACAGGATATCTAGTAGATACTAGTACTACTGAAATTAATATTACATTGCCTGCTAACCCAAGTGCAGGAGATGCTATATTCATACATGATTACACAGCTAATGCAGACACCAATCCAATACATGTTTTGCGCAATGGTAGCAAAATACAAGGCATTGAAGACGACATGGATATTGACTATCATTCTACAGCATTAGAACTAGTATATACAGATGCAGATCGAGGCTGGCAAATACTTAACTTGATCTAATAGGATAAATAAAAGTAATAAACATTTTGAGGAAATAAAATGGCAAGTATAAAAGATTTTTTCGCAAGCGGAACAACAATTACAATGGAACGTCCTACACACGGCACAAGTGGTCAATGTTGTAACTGGAACTGTAATACTCCTTGTTGTTTCTGCTTACCGACTAGTGCTACTAGTTGGACTATGGAAGCATGGGGTCAAGGCGGCGGCGGTGGCGGCGCATGTTGTTGCTCATGGGGTTGTAGAGGCGGAAGCGGATCCGACTGGGGATATTATAGAAATGAAGGTTGGAGTTGCGGAAGCGAACAAACAATATGTAACTGTGTGTGCATGTGTTTTTGTTGTAGTCCTGACCAACCAAATGGACATCCAGGTCAATTTAGTAGAATTTGTAACTGTACCGCAAACAACTTTATGTGCGTAGGTGGCGGACAATCAGGTTTTACTTGCTGTAACTATGGAGGAACACCTAGCTACTTGAATGATATTTGCCCTGACTATGATTTTAATGCCAGCGGCGGCGGCGGCGCTAATAGCGCAGGTGATGGGGTAACAGTAAATGGCTGGGCAAACGCTACTACCACATGTTGGAACTCTTGTAATAACCAACAAGGTAATCCTTTTCAATGGGGTGGCGCAACTACAAGCAGTGGAGGCGGCGGTGAAGATTTTTATTGGAGCCCAAGCACAACTTGTAGCTCAGGATGGCACAAATGCGGAACTTATGCGTCATCTAGTTGCATGGCATCTAGAAAAGGTACATTCGGATTTAGTCGACTTAACGGACAGTGTAATGTTAGTTGTATCAGAGGCGGCGGCGGAACATCTTATTCAGGCGGATTCCAAAGCGAAGGATGTGGCAACACAGGGAACTGGGCATACTTTGGATGTTCAGGACTAGCACCAGGAGGCGGAGCAGTTGGCGCAGGAGCCTGCGGAGGCGGATGTTGCTGTGGAGGAACCGGTGCAATGGGTGCAATTTTAATGAGTTGGGATAACTAAGGAGATAAAGAATGGCAACTGAATTTACATATGAAAGTAGAGTAACATACTTAGATCCTGACAGTGATCTCAAAACAGTTACGGGGAGTTATGTAGGACCGAATGAAATACTTCTTTGTGTACACGAAGATGGTCATTATGATATCTCTGAGATGCCAGATACAGATGCTAATTTGTCTCAGGCGGTAGAAGATTTTGGAGATCCAGCGCATGATGATAATTGTGTGTATGTAAAATTAGAAAAAACAAACGCACAGCATATTATTCTAATGGATATGCTGTGCAATTGTGCAGGATATACTCCAACTTGGCAAACAGAAGATATACACACATTTACATTTGATGATGATTCGACATATGTAATGCAGTATAGAAGTCCTGTAGATGACAACACAAATCATACTTTTGATCGCTTAAAAACCACAGTAAATCAAGACGGCACTATTAATTGGGTCAGATTTGAAACTTGGACTACTCCAGAATATGAATTGAATCAAATTGAAAAAATTCTAACAGACTATTATGAAAAGCACAGAGTATCAGTGTCAACTTCTGCCAGAAACAACCTTACAAAATTGTGTACAATATATGAACATCTACGAGATACTCTAATTTATACAGTACCAGGACATAAAATAGACTATCCAGGTCCTGCAGATCTAGTTAGAGGATCTACATATTAAGGTTGACAATCTTTTAAAATAGTACTATATTATAGTAAATCATTAGACTGAAAAACTATAAGGCAATACGTGTGAAAAAAAATACAGCATTCTTCGTTAACGGAGGAGCAGGCAGGATGCTTACATCTATACCTGCTTTTGAAAACTACCAAAAAGAAAACCCAGATGACGACTTTGTAATTATTTGCGAAGGAGGATGGGATATGTTCAAAGGACATCCAACTTTACATAAGAGATGTTTAGTAGCAGACTTTCCTAATATTTTTGAAGAAAAAATTAAAGATAGAAATTGTGTAAGTTTGGAACCTTATAGAATCTGGGAATACTACAATCAAAAATGCAGTATTGCACAAGCATTTGATATCGAAATTAACAAACAAGGTATAAGAGATCTGCCTGCTCCTAGTTTTCACTTGAGTACAGAAGAAGATGTCAACGGATATCATATAGTTCAAGAAGGTAAAGAAAAAACTGGCAAAGATAAAATTGTTGTACTGCAACCTTTTGGAAGAACAAGTGTTAATAACAAAGGATTTGTGTACGACAGTGGAGGTCGAAGTTTTGACATAATGGATACAATTGAACTTACTAAAAAACTCAAAAAAGACTTTGGTGTAATTTTAATGAGTGAACATAAAATGTCAGGAGATGACTGGGCAAACATAGGACAACCTGAAAAAATAGGTCTAAGACAATGGGCTGGTATAATTAACAATGCTGATCATTTCATCGGTATCGACAGTGTAGGACAACATTTAGCAAAAAGTTTAGGAACTAGTAGTACAGTTGTATTTGGCAGCACTTTCCCAATTAATACAAGTTATGTTAATGATTCTAAAGTAGATATTATTGATTTTGATAAAGATACAAGAAAGTACAGTCCTATTAGAATTGGGTTTGACGAAGTTATTGAACGTAACAATGATCGTTGTTTAAAATTTAAAGACAAGTACAAATGTATAGACATGATTGTAAAGTCTGCTAAAAAAGCCACAGGAATTAAAAAATGACAAAAGACGTATGGATTGCAGGAATCAACAGAGGGCATAACGCTGGATTGTGTTTGATTAAAAACGGAGAAATTGTTTACAACAACGAAGAAGAAAGATATAGCAGAGAAAAGTATGACGGCTCTCCTATTATGATGATGCAAACAATTAAAAAATACACAGATAAACTTGATTATTTGATACTAGGAGGTACTCAGCCTGCTACAATGGCAGGAGGCAGTCCTTTTATCGAATACAGTGGAGATAATCTTTATGTGGGCATGGCTCGTAAAATGAGACTTATTGCAGATAAGACTCATCCTACTGTTAAAAAATCTGATTATAAGCCAGAAAATCCTGATAGTCATCCTCAGGTAATTGATGTGAGCTTAGAACATCATAAAACACATGCTTTTACTGCTTTTTGTAAAAGTGGTTTTGATACAGCAGCTTGTGTAGTTGTTGATGGCGCAGGTAGTTTCTTAAGTGTTAAAACAGGTATTGCATGGGACTACAATAGAGATGTTGTTGGATGGGAAGTGGAGTCTATCTATCACTGCGACAGAAATGATAAAAACTATCCTATTAATACTATGTTTAAAAGCGTAGGTTGCAGAGAAAATGTTATCGGGGGGATGTTTCCAAGTCCCAATGATCATTCTTCTGGTGGTCCTAAGTGGATGCGCAACGAAGATCCGGAAAAACATCATGTTGCTTTAGTACATGATCGTGCTGGAATTGTAAAAGCATATGAAGCTACTACTGTTTTATTAGGCTGGCACAGTATAGAAGCAGGTAAAACCATGGGTCTTGCTCCATATGGTAATGATAATCCTATCATAGAAAGTTTTAGAGATAAAAGATATAATGAATGGCCACTAGTAGACAGAGATATAGTGTTGCCTACATATCCGAATGGCGGAGAATTATCTTTGTTAGGTAGTGAAAAAACCTTCGATATGATTAAAGAATTACGAAACATGGAAGGTAATAATGATGATCCAGATTATCCAGATCCAAATAGATATGAACTACAGTCAGCTAAAGATTATGCATGGCAAGTCCAGAACGATACACAACAAATGGTTCTCGAAGCTATTATAAAAGCCAAAGAAATTACAGGAGAAACCAACATTGTTTTAACAGGCGGGTATGCATTAAACTGTGTTGCTAACTATTGGTACTTGGACAAATTGAAAGAGCATGGAATCAACTTGTATGTTGAACCTGTTAGCAGTGATGCTGGTATTGCAATGGGCGCAGCACTGTATGGTTGGCATACAACACAAAAAGAACTGTTGAATGTGACCAAAAATATATATACAGGAGAAGAATTAACATATACACAAGACGCTATTGAAAAAGTAGCAGAAAAATATGGTGCTCAACTGATTGATACAACAATGGAACAAGTTGTTGATCTCATAGCTAATAAAAATATTGTAGCTATTTTTCAAGGACGCAGCGAAAGTGGTCCACGTGCATTAGGAAATAGAAGTATATTGTACGACCCAAGAGATCCAGATGGTAAAGATCATGTAAACACTGTTAAACATAGAGAATTTTTTAGACCTTTTGCAGGTAGTATACTAAAAGAACATGTGCATGAATGGTTTGACTTGCGAGGTATGGACGAAACTCCTCATATGATGTATGCTGTAGATTGTCAACCTGGTGTACAAGAAAAAATTCCTGCTATTATTCATGTGGATGGAACATGTCGTATTCAGACAGTTACAGAAGAAGACAATCCTGTGTACCGTAAATTTATCGAAACTTGGTATGAAAAAACAGGATGTCCTATAATTTTTAACACAAGTTTTAATTTAGGCGGCGAACCTTTAGTTGAAACACTTGAAGATGCTATACGTACACTAGCAAGAAGTAAAATTGAATATTGCTATCTAGCCGAATACGATATATTAGTGAAGGTAATCAATGAGCAAGAAACAACTAAAACAGATTAATGGAGATATTATTGATCCATACTATGGTATACCATATGATCCTGTAAATAACCCTAAGCAAGTTCATCCTGAATCAGAACGCGAAGAATTCAGATTCAGAAAGTGGTATGAGTTAGTTGATAACTTTGATCCAAATGAACCTGGGCCTCCCTGGGATAAAGATTTTTCTCAAGATTTAATTGAAGATATAAGAGACGGATTTGTAAACAATTATTGGCGACAATATTATATCGATAAACACACACTAACAGATAAAGAAATGTATGAAAAATATCCAGACTTGACAAAAGAATGGATTCCAGATGAAGAATGTATTCAATACAAAAAAGATTTGGTATATACATTAGAGCAAGGAACTGTTTATCTTGATGTTGGAGGATATCATCCTCAAGGAGACATTGTTGATGGTACACCTATTACAGAATTACAAGGAAGTGATTTAAAAATTAATCATCCTCCTGATACAGTCAAAAAGATGCTAGTAACACTGAGAAGTGATCAGGCTCCACAAGGAGAAAATGCTCCACAACAAGATTTTGTTACTGTAGATCCTCATGTATGGGTTTGGTGTGGAGATATAAATGACTGGTTAAGTATAAACATTAGAAGGGTACATCACATGTGGCACACAGGATTTTATAAATGGAATGCAGAACAACATTGGTTGATAGAAAAACTTAGCAGATGGAATGCGGAGTTAATTTATAAAAAAGATCCTGATGCTAAAAACCAACCTAAAAGCATCAACGATCCTAATTTAGTTACAGTAAATGTTACTATACCTGAAGATTTAGAACAAGATGTTGTACCTCATGAACGGAGGTGGGATCCGGAAGCAATTGTAGCGTTTTGGGATATAGATAACGATTGCAGATTAGAACTTCCTATAAAAGCTATATATGAACTAAACATAGATGAAAAGCACACTGCACTTCCTGATCCAAGAGAATCTGAAAATCATCCTGAACATGAACAATGGAAACTAGAACAACAATGACACAACTTGAAGGTGTACAAGAAAAAGGTTGGGGCCGTGAATTAATATGGGCTACTAACGAAAAGTATTGCGGTAAACTAATGTTCTTTGACAAAAAAGGTGCAAAGTTTAGCATGCATTTTCACAAAGACAAAGACGAAAGTTGGTATGTTCTGAATGGTAGTTTTACGCTGCACACTATGAATACACAAACTGCTGAAATGGAAACAACTGTATTGACCAAAGGGGAAACCTGGCGAAACGAACCAATGTTGCCTCACCAACTGATTGCTATGGAAGATAACAGTATTATTATTGAAGTAAGCACTCCTGACAGTGTTGAAGATAATTATCGTATTGCTAAAGGAGATAGTCAACGTTGAGTACACTGTGGGTATTTGGTGATAGCTTTGTTAATGAAGAAAATTATCATTTAAATTTTAAAAATACTAGCGATTGGTGCTGGACACGTAATTTAGCTAAGAAATTAGGATGTGATGAATTGCGAGTAAATGGCACACATGGTGTTGGCAACGAATTTATCTGGTATATGATCAGTGAGTTGAAAACAAAAATTAAACCTGAAGACTACATTGTTGTTGTAACTAGTAGTGTGACTAGACGATGGCTATTTAAGAATTATCCTAATTATAGTAATATTTTAGGATTACACGAAAATGGCTGGTCGAGGCTTTCAAAAAAACAAAAAAAGTCATTGAAAAATTTTGTACAAGACATTTTTCTAGATAGTGCAAGTGAAATTGGACACATACATTTAGAGTTAGTATTGCATTGGATATATCAAACAGCACAGTGGAGAAATTGGCGTAATTTTTTTGTAATAGCAGGATTTGAAAGTCAACCATTGCACAGTGTTGATCTTTCATTGAGTGATTTAGAAGTGAGTGAATTCGCTGTTTATGAATGGAAACAAGATTTTTTAGACAGTGGTGAAAAAATTGATAAACGAATAATGCATTTAAGTAAAGACAATCATCTATGGTTGGCTGAAAAAATATACCAATGGTTTCAAGCTGATGATAAACGTACAGTAGACTTCTCAATACAAGATAGAAAGCCTATATTCAATGATCACCAGAGTATGATCAATTGGAAATTACAAGAACACGAATATAATATTACAAGTGAACCCCAACATTTCTGGGATAGGGTATATCAAATCTGAGTTAATATTTTTGTTGTGCTGTGTCCTTGTACTGTGGGCACAATATGCACAGGTGCTAAGTCATGTCCTACAATTTCTTCTACAGTGTAATCTCCGCCTTTGACAATCATGTCGGGCTTTAGTTGTTTAATTAATTCGTATGGAGTGTCTTGGTCAAACACAATTACTTCATCTACATAAGGTATAAGATCAAGTTGCTCTAGTCTTGTTTGTTGATCGTTAATAGGACGACTGTTTCCTTTAAGACGCTTAACACTTGCATCACTATTTAATCCTACAACTAATTTGTCTCCTAAACTGCGAGCTTCTTTGAGCAATGTTAAATGTCCTTTGTGCAATATATCAAAACAACCATTGGTGAATATTACACGTTTCTGTAAATCTTTTTCTTTAAGAATGTATGTACCAACGTGTTTGACACTTTCAGTTGAACCTTTAACAGCCAGTTCGACAGCCTTTTTATAATCATATCCTCGTGTAATTGCATACACAAATGCCGCTAAGAAACAATCACCAGCACCAGTGACATCTGAGACTTCTACCGGTTCTACAGGAATATTATATACTTCTTTGTCTATTGCAGCTATTACACTTTCGCTTGCATTGGTTATAATCATGTTACTGGGCCAATCAGTAAATCCAAAATTAGTGTATTCTTGGTGATTGGGTTTTACTAACCATGCATCTTTATAATAGTGTGCAGGTCGTTTTGGATCTACAATAGTATAACAACCTGCACTATTTGCCATTGCTATAATTTCATCAGCAAAGTCTAGCACACCTTTGTTGTAATCACTCAGTATAACGTAATCGTAATTGCCAAAGTCGATGTCTCGTAATTCTTCTAGTATTTCATATCCATCAGCACGATAATCTTCGTCAATTCTTGTTACATAATGTCCATCACACATAACTCTGGTTTTGATACTTTTGGGTTGATCATAGTCATACAACACTGTGTCAACTCCAAGACTACGCAAGTTTTCGTAGACTAGTCCAGCACCGCCAATTGTTTCTTTAACTTGATCTTGATTTACCACAGGAACAGGAGCCTCTGGACTTAGTCTAGTACTAGAACCATAAATGTACTTGTCAACAATAATATCGCCGATTACTAGTACTTTCATAGATTGGCCTCTACAAATTCTTCAGGAGTAATAAATTTGTAGTCTCCTATTTTCTTAGAAAGTTTGTTGTTGTTACTGCGAGTATACATTTGATAGATACCTTCAAGTTCTTTAGGTACTTCGATGTATTCAATTTCTGCATTGTACTTTCTAGCAATCAGTTCTCCCCATTTTTGAAAACTGTAGGTATCTCCTGTACCTAAGTTACAAATAAAAGAATGATGATATTTTTTATGACAATCGTACATGATCTTAACAACATCATCAACACAAATGAAATCTCTGTGTACTCGTTGACTGTTTCTAAAAAGTTTAATTACACCAGTGTTACGTGCTTGATGTATAAAGTTACTGTAAGGACTTGCCATACCTGCATTTACTTTGTGTTGTTCTCTGTTGCCGTATACATTAAAGAAACGCCAACTTTGTGTTTGTGCAGTATTAGATACAAGTAAATTATCGCACATCATTTTAGTTGCAGCATACATGTTTTTAGGTGCTTCGTTTTTGGGAGTTTCTTCGGTATCTTCGTTATCTCCATAAACACTGGCACTGCTAGCAAACACAATGTCTTGTGCAGTTTCTAATAGCTGTCTAGTGTACATAACGTTACTTTGGTATATGCTATCCCAATCGTCACTACTGGTTTTGCTGTTAGCACCTAAGTGCCAAACTGTATCTTGTCTTAAATTTCTTTTTAGCAGTTCGTCTGGGTGTATAAAATCTTCAAACTCTAAACCTGCTAAATTTTGTACTTTATGTTGATTAAGTGTATCAGCACAAATAATGTCTTTATGTCCTTGGCTGTTCAAATAAGCAACCATGTTACTGCCAATAAAACCAGCAGCGCCTGTTACAATATGCATTCATGCCTCCATTTGTATTATTATATATGGTTTTGTGCAATTAGTCAACTAGCTAAATAACATAGTATTTAATAAAGGACGCATCATGAACATTAAAAAGTATGTCTATATGGCATTTGGTTTTTTCTGCTTAGGCATGGCTTATATTGGAATTGTAGTACCAGGAATACCGTTTAGTATATTTCTTGTAATGGCAGCTTGGGCTTTTGCTAAAAGTTCAAAACGCATGCATGATTGGTTATACAATCACAAGTGGTTTGGACCGTTTTTAACCAATTGGACACAGAAGAAAGTATTTCCAACATACGGCAAATATGCAATGGTAGCAGTAATGACCAGCAGTTTAGGATTTTTATGGATCAGTACAAACAATATCAATGCAGTTTTATGGAGTGGTGGATTTATGTTATTGGTTGCAATATGGGCATGGCGTTATCCAGGCAGTGTAGAAGAATGGCAAAGTCGTAAAGATAGTGGCAAAAAGATTGCTTGGCTAAAATGAGTGTAATCTGGGAAAAAATGTTGGAGTGCGAAAGTGCTATTATCGACAAATGTGCATCAATGGGAGAAGAACAGTTTGATGATCCAGAGTTTGGATGGCTCAATCGTGTGTTCAAAGGAGAACATTTTCGCAGAGCTCACATAGACAGTGTTGATGCAAGAGAAAGCAAAGGCTTGTATATGACACACATTTGTATTTTTCCAAATTGGGATAATGATGCTCCTATATATGGCTTTGATATTGTATGTGGACGCAACAAAGTAACAGGTGCATTTCATGATTACTCGCCCACACTAGATTGGGAACACCCGATGGTTAACTTGTTTGGCGACTTTGTGAGTGAATTAGAATGGCGCAAGACCAGAGAACTTCCGCCTTGGGCGCAAGCAATATTCAGCAAACACATGGTAGCTGCTAGTAATGTTAAAGAAGATGAAATAGATCAAGTTATTACTATGGCATTGGACAATTTGGATACATACTTAGCTGAGCTTCCAAAGTATACTACATCTAGTGCCAATACCGCTTTAATTCGTGAAAAACAAAATAGATATTGTTATTATCAAAAGCAGAATCCCCATACACCTAAAGTTATGGAAAGTCTAGGACTTCCTGCAGATGATGTTAAACATTTTATTGAAGATTGTTTGTTTCCGGAAGTTTAGAAAGTATCTAGCCAATTTGGCAAATCTAATTTGTCTTTTTGACGTTCATAGATAGTTTGTATTTTTTCTGTCATCTCATTGTTTTGTAACACAAGATATGCGCCTCTGTGTAACGGCTTGGGCCAGCATCCTAGTTCTACCCAAGCATACCCACTGCTTTCGTGATTACACTGTGGAATAAATTCTTCAAACACTGTGATACAAAAAGCATTGTAAGTAAACTTTCCATCATCACTGAGAAAGGTGTGTAGCGGATAAACTTTTTCAATGTCAGGTAATGGGCCTAGTTCTTCTTTGCATTCACGCAACAGTGTTTCAACAGGACGTTCTTTGCGTTCTGCTTTGCCGCCCCAAAAACTCCATTTAAGTGCATGACTTGATGTTTTACTTCTTTGCTGTAACATTATTCTGCCTGTGTCAAGAGCCAGAAAACAGCCTCCGCTTGCTTGTATCATTAGATGTAAATTCGCCAAAATCCAGGATTGTATGTACCTTCAAATGTGTTAATCCATTTGGTTCCTGTCCATTTTAAACTGTCTAGTGTTGTTGTGTTTGTTGTGTATTCTATGTTAGTAACTGTACTTGCGTCAAATACTACATTCCAAGATCCGCTGTTGTATTCGATAATATCATTTACACTGGCTGTACTTCCTCCCCAGCCTGCAGGAGCACCTAATGGCAAGTCAGTTAAAATAAGATATCTGTCTCCGTTTGTAGCAGGAGTAAGTGTTCCGTCACCAGGATAATTTAATTGTGGATTGATTACTGCATCCACAGTTCCTTGTGTGTTACTTGGAATAGTACTAGAGTCTATAGTAATATCAAGTAGATTTGCATTTGCTTTGTTCACAGTGATATTGCCAACAATGTCGTTTGTGACATTGCTAGGATCTTCTGTTGTTTTTAAACGTATTTGACTGATGCTATCTCTGAACTCTCCAAACGGTTCAAACACATCTTCCCAACTTAACACATTTCCTGCACTGTCTAGGTTGCTGCCTGTTAAGCTCAACAACTGTGCAGTAGCATTTCCGTTGTTGTCGATTTCAAATTTCATCTTGTGTTGATCTAATGTAACAACTTGGAAACTAGTAAAGATTGGAGTGTAACTTCCGCCTGCTCTTAGACTTTCTAGTCCTGCATCATTTACTTCGTCGATGTTGTCAATGATAGTATGAATAACAGTGTTGCGTAGAACTTTAGCAGGAGGATTGATCAGTACAGGCAATTGGAAAGTAAGTGTACTGATATCAATGATATCGTCTACACCACTAGGTATTGCTCGCATGCTCCATGTTGTACTAATCAATTCAACATAGCTCAGTGTACTCCAATCTAGCGCATTGTCATTGGTGTGTATGTTCAGTGTTGGGTTGAACAGCACTAGTATTTGTTCTAATAATTGTAGTTTTTGCTCTGTGTTTGATGTCCATAAATCTACCTGCATAGTCATTGTATAAGGCACAGGTTGGTGACGTTTAATACTGTAAACGTTTCCTACTTCATCTTCGTAACTGTTGGTAACTTCGTTGTATTTTTTCTCATATACAGGCAGAGTTTCTTCGAACTGTGGATATGTTCTACTCTGAGGAGCGACTTCTAATCCTGTTACATGACAACTGATAAATGGTGTTGTTTGCAACATGTTTTCACTGTTTTCTCTGACAATGTGTGCTGCCATTCTACTGACATCACCATAACGCACAGGCACTGTTTGATATACAATGTTGCCTTCGTTATTGGTGTGCATAGCAACTTGGAAACCTGCAAAGATACGAATAAACTGCTGAATATATTTTCGCAGTTGTTTATCGTAAAAATACGGTACCGCTGTTATTTTT